AAAGAAGAGGCTGAAAAAATTGGAATTCCTGAGTCTGCAGCTATTACATGCGTAAAACCTTCTGGAACAGTATCTCAATTGGTCGGGGTATCTTCAGGAATGCATCCATGGCATTCACCATATTATGTTCGCACAGTCCGTGGTTCAAAAGGAGATCCAATTTCTGTTTTCCTAAAAGAAGTTGGAATACCAGTAGAAGATGATGTAATGAAGCCTAATGAAACATATGTATTTTCGTTCCCAGTAAAAGCACCAGAAGGTGCAATTGTTAGAAATGATTTAACTGCAATTGACCACTTAAATATTTGGCTTGTTTATCAAAGAGCTTGGTGTGAGCATAAGCCTTCTATTACTGTTTCAGTAAAAGAAGAAGAGTGGATGGAAGTAGGAGCTTGGGTATACAAGAATTTTGATGAAGTATCTGGAATTTCTTTCCTGCCACACTCAGAGCATACATATAAGCAAGCACCTTATCAAGAAATTTCAAAAGAAGAATATGAAGAGCTTTTATCTAAAATGCCAAAGAATATTAGGTGGGAAGATCTCTCTTTTTATGAAACAGAAGATGGAACTTCAACAAACGCCACCTTGGCTTGCAGTTCAGACGGAAATTGCGAACTTGTAGATATATCTGCCTAGTGGTAGAATTAAGTATTGGGTAAAACCAAAATTCATGGGCAACACCGCCCAAATGGAGATGATAATATGGCTATCAAAAATTTTGATAAAGCTGATTTAAATAAAGACGGGAAAGTAACTATGCAAGAACAAATTTTATCTGCACTAGGCTCTTACGGAAGAGCATTTTTAGCCGCAGCAATGGCTCTTTACATGACTGGAAATACAGATCCAAAAGATTTAGTAGCTGCTGGATTTGCAGCAATTGCCCCAGTTATTTTGAAGGCTTTGTCGCCTAGCGACCACAGCTTCGGATTTAAGTCTAAGTAATTATTAGTCAATTAGGAATGCCCTTATGCTAAAATAGTGTAAGGGCATTTCTCTTTAGGGGTATAAAATGGCAGCGCAAAAAAATTTTCAAGTAGACGAAAACACCACATTTACGTTTGAAGTTCAATACTTAGACGAAGATAATGTCCCTATACAATTAAATCACCACACCGCTAAAATGCAAGTAAGAGATACTCAAGGTGGAAAAAAATTAGCATTCACTCTAACTGATCAAGACGGTATTACAATAACTCCATCATTGGGAAAGCTTTCTATTTCAGTTTCATCAGAAAGAACTAAAAAACTTTTTTATCCAAAATCGGCGTATGATTTAGTATTAATTGACCCAAGCGTTAATATAACAAGACTTCTAGAAGGATATCTAACCTTGAATAGGGCGGTAACCTTATAATGGCAACCCGCCTAATAGTAACCGAAAATAATCCACTAGTAGTAGTAAGAGCTTCTGGCTCTCCTGGAAGAACAATAATAAGTGGCGAAGGAAATCCAGCAAATTCATTAGGATCCCCAGGAGATTTTTACTTTGACACATTAACTACAAGGTTTTGGGGGCCAAAATCATTGGACTCAGATTCTTGGGATGTGGACAGCAGCTTTATTTTAGACAAGCAAGTTTCCTATATGTACTCTTGGGAAATGAGCCAAATATCTGGCCCAGTAAATGGAGTATATTCTGTATCAATTACCCATAATTTACAATTTCACCCTAATGTTTCTGTTAAGTCAAGTTCAGGTGACTTGTTAGAAACTGGAATAGACTATAATAGTATTAACCAAATAACATTGACAATGGCTCAGCCATTTTCGGGGACAGCATACCTGTCCTAAAAAGGAGATAAAAAATGGCAAGAAAATTTTTAGTTAGCGTTGATCTAAACAAGAATGAGTTACTCAATGCTAGAATTCAAAACTTAGGTTCTGCTCCATCGAGTCCAGTATCAGGTCAAATTTATTACAATTCTCAAGACAACATTATGTACTTCTGGAATGGTACAGAGTGGATCTCTACATCTGGTTCACTAGAAGTCATTCAAGATGCTATTGGTTCATATATAAATGGCGGAGTTGGTCTAACAAAATCTTATAATGATTCAACTGGCACAACAACAATAGATTTAGATGATACATCGGTATCAGCTGGAGATTATGGATCAACAACGAAAGTTCCTACATTTACAGTAGATGCACAAGGTAGACTTACAAACGCAGGCGAAGTAGACTTAATCATACCACTTGATGAACAAACAACTGGTGATTATGTAGCAACAATTGTTGGAACAGCAAATGAAGTTACTGTTTCACCAAATAGCGGACATAATGCTGCAGTAACAATTGGTTTGCCAGACAATGTTGAGATAGCTGGCAACTTACAAGTTGGCGGAAATTTAAATGTAATAGGAACTGTTAATTCTGTAAATACAACACAGATTAACATTGAAGATAATAAAGTAAAGCTTAACAGCAATTTTACTGGAACTCCAACAACAGATGCTGGAGTAGTAGTAGAGCGTGGAACAGAATCAGATGTAGAAATACTATGGAACGAAACATCCGATAAATGGACATTAACAAATAATGGATCAAACTATCATGATATTGCAAGAAAGTTCGCACAGACTTTAGGCGCATCTGCAACATCTTATACAATTACACACAATTTAGGAACAACAGATGTGACAGTTCAAATATTTGAAGCTGCCGTACCATATGCACAAGTTGAGGCAGATGTTCTTAGGCCAAATGCTAATTCAGTAACAATCAACTTTGCATCCGCTCCATCAGCTGGAGAATACAGAGTAGTTGTAGTAGGCTAATCATGTCTAGACAGATGCTGGTACCTTTAAGGCTATTAGCCTTGTCAACAGACCCAGCATTTGGGCAAGTTGGAGAAGTATACATAAATACTACTACAAAAAACTTGCGTGTTCACAATGGAACTACTTGGATAGAGCTTACTCCTCCAAGTACAGATCCAACTCCATTCTATATGCACACCCACACATTTGATGGAGATGTACATACAATAGATATACAGAATCAAATTGACTTTAAGAATCTTGATAATCCAAATACTCCTGGACTTGTTTTACCTGAGATAATTGGATATGACGGAGGATTGCCTGGTAGTAATCTTAATAGCCCGTCGTTTGTTGAAGAAACATTGTTTGATGCAGGTCTTTTTGATGGAACAACAGTAGTAGAGGAAGAGATTTTGGGAGGCGGAGGGTCGGAAGACTTTGATGCACCATCACTCGATGGAGGTAATTCATAATGGCATATAAAATTCAATTAAGAAGAGATGTTGCAGCAAACTGGGCAGCAAATAACCCATTGCTTTTGAACGGTGAAATAGGAATAGAAACAGACACGCTTAAGTTTAAAATAGGCAATGGAACTCAAAGATGGAACTCAATAACTTCTTATGCCCTTAAACCTGGAATGGCTAACGGAGTTGCTACATTAAATTCAGATGGCAAAATTCCTTTATCCCAGCTTCCAGATCAAGTTTCATTAGACTCCGAAGCTCTGCTTGCAATACAAAATGCTTTGTCTTCTATTACAACAAATGACATTACAGAATCAGGAAATTTATATTTTTCAGAACCTAGAGCAGTCAATGCAGTGCAAGGGTTATTTGACCCAATAGGATCTGCAGATGATGCACTAGATGAAGCAAAACAAGATTCTACAACAAAAGTAAATGCAGCTAAACTAGCTGCAGCAATAGATGCAACAGACAAAGTTGCTGCCGCACTTGTTACCGCTAAAGCAGACGCTGAAGAATTTACAGTAGCATCAATAAATGCTTTAAGCACATCTGATATAGAAGAAGGAACAAGACTTTATTTTACAGAGTCTAGAGTTAATAACATAGTAAATCCACTTATTACACAAACAAGAGGCTATGTAGATCAAGAAGTCGCTGGGGCCAAGGAATATACAGACGAAGCACTTTCAGGTTTTATCCCGCCTATATCAAACATATCTTCTACTTCAGACGTTCCAGAAGGCAGCAATTTATATTTTACTAATGCTAGAGCAATTTCAGCCACAAACAATGCTAGAACAGCTGTGCTTGTATCTGCATTAACAGCAGTCGATGATTTAAGAACAGAAGTTAATACTAGCTTAACAAATTATGTCCCAATTTCAGAATTAACAAATTACATTCCAGTTTCAGATAGAAATTCTTCTGGTGGAATTGCTGGTTTGGACTCAAATAGCAAGGTATTAGAATCTGTTATACCACAAACAATAGCAAGATCTTCAGATTTAGTCTCTGCTATTGAAGGAGTTATTGCTTCTGCACCAACTGCATTTGATACTCTTAAAGAGATTTCAGATTATATTGCACAAGATCAAACTGCAGCTTCTTCTTTAACATCTTTAATTGGATTAAAGGCACCAATTGCTTCTCCTACATTTACTGGTACAGTAACAATTCCAGAAGGAGCAAGTATTGCAGGGTTTGCACCAATTGCCTCTCCTACATTTACTGGTACAGTTACAATACCAGCAGGGGCATTAATATCTGGATATGCAACAGCTATCAACCTAACTTCAGGTTTGGCTTCTACTTTAGCCTCTGCTAATGATTACACTGACTTGGCAATAGAAGGAATAGAAAACTCACTTGGTGGATATCAGCCAGAAAATGAAAGAAACCAAAGCAATGGGTATGCTGGTCTAGATTCAGCAGGTAAGATATTAACATCTGCTGTGCCAGCAATATCAAATACAATGCTTGAAAATAATTCAATTACCATAAATGGAACAGCGATAGCACTTGGCGGAACTGTTGTTACTGGATACACAAATGGTATATCAGGATCAAATATTAATAAAATTACTTATGGAACAGATATAACACCACCTTCAAGCGGAAACTCTGCTGGAGACATCTACATTCAATACTAAGGAGACCAAATGCCGCTAAATATTTTTGACGGTTCCAGTTGGAATCCTTTAAAAAAAGTACAGATTCATGATGGAAGCACATGGAATGAATCTAAAGCGGCATATATATGGGATGGTTCTGAATGGAAATCCCTACTTGACTTAAAACCAAAAAACACAGAGCTTCCTATACTTTCATTGCAAGGAGGAGCTTTCTGGTATGCAGCACAAGAAACTGTTTCTGTTTCAAACGGTGTCTGGGAAAATTCTCCAACTTCATTTAAATATCAATGGCAAAAAGCAGCATGGACTGGGTCTTCATATAATTGGTCAAACATTACAGGCAAGACATCAAATACACTTCAATTAGATGAAGACGAATGGAATTCTACTAGAACTTTAAAGTATGTTGGGTATGTTGTAAGGTGTAAGGTAACAGCTACAAATGCTGCTGGAGATAATGATCCAGATGTCTATACTTTACCGAGCCCATTAATAGGTCCACAAAAACTTTCTGTTGTATCTGCATCTGTAGTATCAAATGGAGTAATAAAAGTAGATTGGACAAAGCCAATTGGAGCAAATGATTTTTATATACAATATTCAGGTGCCGCTTCTGGAGAAATACAGCTTACTGGAGATGTAAATACATATGAGATAGATACTGGAAATGGAAGCGGCGGACTTTTGTTATTAGTAAGACCACTAAATACATCTAATATTAGCGGAACTACAGTTCAAGGTATTGGTGCTAATGCATCAGTTTCTGATGTAAAGCCAAATAAGCCTGGAGTTACAACGACTATGTCTTCAAGCTCAAATGGAGGAACCCTGTCTTGGTCTTTAAATTTAATACAGCCAACAGAATGGATTGTATATAACAACGGTAATATGGAGTCTAGTTCATATTTTTCTGGAGGTCCTTCTCAAACCTCATATTGGATTGAAAGAATAGGGGTTGGCGGAACAACATATGGATCATACACAATTACTGTAACTGGAACCGCTCCAAGATTTACTGAAACATCATGGTCTTCTTTCCCAGGATTACCTATAGTATATCCATCAGTTCCTTTACCAGTAAATCAAGTTGCACCAACAGTTTCTGGAACTGGAAGATCATTTACATCAACAAATGGAACATGGAGTAATTCTTCTTCAATTTATTCTTATATTCATGAATGGTATGCGGATGGGGTCAACATACCATTTGGAATTGGAAGTACATTAAGCCTAGGCGACACAACTCAATATGACAACAAGTCAATAACATCTTCTGTTTATGTATTGACTACCGATTTAAATACTACCTCAAAAACATATAGCAGTAACTCAGTTGCATCTACAACAAAAGAAGCAGAAGAGCCTACTTCACCAGTTCAATATTGGGCCTGTTGCGGCAATGGGGCTGGAGTAACTGGAACTTATGCAAATAGCAGCGCAGCTCTTACAGGATTAAATGCAGCTTGCAACGCTGATGAGCCAGGAATAAATAATCAGGTTGCTGGAGGAGTATCTAGAACCCCAGTTTGCGTACCCACAACATATACAATCCCAAACCTAGTTGGAACATATAATCCTTCTAGCACATCAAGTTACAACATTGCAGCAGGAACAGCAGTTGGCACCACTGATTATACAAAAGAAGGACTAGTTTCTTCACAATCCCCCGCTGCTGGAACTATTGTAAATTCATCTCCAATACCTACAATTACAGTAAATAAGTTTACGTATCAAGCATCCCCAGATTTCCCACCACCACAAGAAAAACCAGCATGTCCAGGAACTATAACAAATGCAGCAGCATATACCTGTGCTGAGCTTGGAAGACAGTTACTTGGTAACTCTACAACTTATGCAATAAGCGTTGGACAGCAATGCTGCGGTGATTTTATTTCATGTCCAACACCAAGTGCATGGAGCGCATGGAGCACATGTTCTTCTGAAGGAACACAAACTAAAACAAGAACAAACTATCATGCTGGATCATGCACTGCATATACTGAAACACAAACTCAGGAATGTACACCACCAGTAACAGTAACTTATTATATAGGATATTCTTTGTGTAACAATAACTCTGGAAATTATGGCTCAAGTCCATCTGTTAGTGGTCCTTATACTGCTTCATCAATTCCAACAGATGTAATTTCAGGTCCAAGTAGTGCACGAGAAGTATTGAGATACCGATCAACATCTTCTGCCGCTTTAGCAGCCGCAGCCCAAGCAGGATGTGCACCAGCTGTATTTGCACCACCATCATTCTTTGCGCCACCAGGATTCTTTTCACCACCAGCATTTCCAGATCCAGATCCAGAACCAGTCTTTACACCACCAGCATTCCCAGAACCAGACCCAGACCCAGTCTTTGCGCCACCAGAGTTCTTCGCACCGCCAGCATTCGGAGCACCAGGAGTATTTGCTGTATAAACAAATATAAAACTTACATTGACATATTAATGTAAATTATGTTAAAATTATAATACAAGCTTACAACACTAGAAAGTTAAACTATGACAGAAAAAAGTGCATGGGAAAAATACAAAGAAAACTTAGGTGACACTAGGCCTTGGGATTTGTTAAACCCCAACACAGATTTTGCACCAAATGAATTGCAAGAACAAAGGTATAGCGTGTGTAGGTCTTGTCCAGAGTTCATTGACTTAACTACACAATGCAAAAAATGCGGATGTATAATGAAGTTAAAAACCAAGCTTTCTGCTGCTCAATGCCCTATAAATAAATGGTAAATTTGGTGGATTATAAATATTTGTAGGATATAATTGACTAAGTAACAAGACTTACACAAGGGGGTAGCCAATGGCCACCAATTATCCAAACAATCTAGACGAATTAATTAATCCAAACGGCACTGATCAATTATCAGCGCCATCACATTCAGAGCAACATGCAAATGCAAATGATGCAATTGAAGCTCTTCAAATAAAGGTAGGAATAGATGGGTCACAAGATCCAGATTCTTTAACCTATAAAATTAACGATATAGTTTCTATTCTAGGAGACCTAGATAACAGCACAGACAATGTAATAGAGCTACTTGGCCTAGAAGGTAATAACGACCTTGCAGTTTATGGAATTGAAAATGCAACTAATGTAGATTCATTTGCAAAAAATACATGGAAAACAGTAAGATATAATCTTCAGGTTACAAGGGGAGCAGATGTTTATGCATCTGAGATCACGGCAACACAATCTGGATCAGACATGCTAGTATCAGAGTCTAACATCATATCAAACACAAACAATAGCCTATTTACTTATACCTTTGAAGAAAATTCAGGTATAATTAGTTTAAGAGTCACCCCTGTTTCTGGTGAAATCGCAGTAAGATTTGTAAGAACAGCATTAAAGGCATAACAAAAAAAGCAGTAAGAGGAGTCATATAAATGGCAACAGTAGTAAAAAACTTTAGAATTAAATCAGGCCTCATTGTAGAAGGTAACACAGGTACAATCGGTGGTCAAAATATACTTACAGAAACAGGTGGAGATTCCTATATTCTCAACCTCGTTGGTGGAGCTACACTTGTAAAGTCAGTAGATACAGGAGTATTTTCTGTAGATGGTTCAGGTAACCTTACAGTAAATGCTAATACATTTGACTCATACGGTTCCGCTTCAGCAGCTGAAGCAGCAGCAATTTCTGCAGCAGCAACTGATGCAAGCACAAAAGCTTCAAATGCACAGTCAGCTGCAATTACAGCAGCAGCAACTGATGCTACAACTAAGGTAGCCGCAGAAGCAGCACTTAGAGTATCAGGCGATGCAGCTTCAGTTTCAACTGCAGCAGCAGATGCAACATCTAAGGCTAACGCCGCTCAAGCAGCAGCAGAAGCTACAGCATCAGCAGATGCAACATCAAAGGCCAATGCAGCACAGTCTGCAGCAATCTCTGCAGCAGCAGCAGATGCTACTACAAAAGCTAACGCCGCTCAAGCAGCAGCAGAAGCAACTGCAGCATCAGCTCTTTCATCTGCAATATCAACAGAGGTTTCAAACCGCAATACAGCAATTTCAAATGCAGTAGATTCATTAGTAGATGGAGCACCAGCTCTTCTTAACACATTAAATGAATTGGCAGCAGCAATAAATGACGACGCTAATTACACAACAACTCTTACATCAGCATTAGCAACAAAGGCTAATTCAGCAGATGTAACTGCAAGTCTTGCAACTGCCGCTTCAAATGCATCAGCAGACGCTACATCTAAGGCTAACGCAGCACAGGCTGCAGCAGAAGCCACAGCATCAGCAGATGCAACATCTAAGGCTAACGCAGCACAGGCTGCAGCAGAAGCCACAGCATCAGCAGATGCAACATCTAAGGCTAACGCAGCCCAAGCAGCAGCAGAAGCTACTGCATCAGCAGATGCAACATCTAAGGCTAACGACGCTCAAGCAGCAGCAGAAGCAACAGCAGCAGCAGCTAATACAGCACAGCAAGATGGAACTACAGCATTCACAGCATTAAACATTAATGATGAGGCTAAGCAAATTGCAGCATCATCAACATCACTTGGATCAGTTGTTGTAACTGCATACGAGTGGCCAAAGGCGGCTTACCGCTCAGGAAAGTTTGTTGTTAAGATTGACAACGGAACACACAACGAAATATCAGAAATTCTAGTAACTCTAGATTCATCAGACAACGTAGCAATTACAGAGTATGCAATCGTTGGAACTAATGGAGCACGAGGCACAATTACAGCATCAGTATCTGGTGCAAATGTTCAGCTAAGAGTAGATCCAGTAAATGATTCAACAATCAAAGTAACTGGAACACTTCTTAAATAATTAAATAAAGGTTTTGGGGGATTCCTTAAAAATCCCCCACAATAACAATTAGGGGATATGTGAACTTAAATGGCAACAGTAAATAAAAATTTTAGAGTAAAGAACGGGTTAAATGTAGCAGGCACTGCGACGTTTGACACAGACATAGTTTTAGGGTCAGCCCCAATATCTTTTGATACAACAACAAATAGGCTCAAGGTTCAGATAGATGGAACTTGGCAGCCTATTGCTTTATATTCAGAGATTCCAAATGAAGCTAACATGCTTACATTTATGGACGTAGGATTGGCTATTGATTACGATGGTCAACCAACATATATAATTCAGGCAAACGGTGTAACTCCAACAGGAACAAACAAGTTCATATCTGGCGGAGAGCCATCAACATCTGAATTCGGAATAACTTTTGATTCAGGAGCGTTAGTAGCATGATGCTCAAGTATAATCGTTTTAATGCTATAATTTCAATATATCAAATTAAAGGGGTGGCATAATGTCAACAGTAAGAATTCAAGTACGTAGAGGTTTATCTTCAGAATGGACCGCAGCAAATCCAGTATTAGCTGCAGGTGAAATGGGTGTTGAAACAAACACTAATAAATTTAAATTCGGTAATGGTTCATCTACATGGACCGCTCTTTCATATGCAGCAGCCGACACAGCAGCAATTGGTGAAATTTCACAAGATGCTATAGATCAGGCTCTTTCAATGGGAGCAGGTCTTACAAAGACCTATAATGATGGATCAAACACAATAACAATAACTGTAGATACAAATGTTATTTCTACAAAAGCGTTTGCAACATCAGAAGCATCAGCAGCTAGAGAAGCAGCTATTTCAGCAGCAGAAGGTTACACAGATGCTGCTGTAAATGGAGTAAATAGCTCATTGTCAGGATACCTAGAGACAGGTGACAGAGGCATAGCAAACGGAGTTGCTTCACTTGATGGAAACGTTAAAGTTCCAGAAGCTCAACTAAAACTAACAGGCCTAACAACACATATTTCAACAGAGGGAGATCTAACAGCTCAAAACGTAGTTATTAATGGTAGCTTAATTGTAAGCGGAACAACCACAACTATTGATACCCAAAATGTTGCTTTTGAAGATGCACTTCTATCAATTGGAAAAGACAATACAACAAACATTTTAGACTTAGGATTTGTTGCTAACCATAACACTGGAGTAGCAAACCACACTGGACTAGTTCGTGATGCATCAGCAGACAAGTGGAAGCTTTTCAAAGGAGTTACAGATACTCCAACCACTGTAGTTAATTTTGCTCAAGGATCCTTAGACACACTAGCCCTTGGAAGATTGGAAGCAACATCTAGCGCAACAATAAATAACGCAGAATTTACTGGAACACTTGATGTTCCAGTCTCATCAATTATATCTGCTTCAATTGCAAACGGTGCAGTTACAACTGATAAAATTGAAAGTCAAGGAGTAACAGAAGAAAAGCTTGCAGCAAACGCTGTGGTAACACAAAAAATTGCAAATAGCTCTGTAACAGAACAAAAATTGGCAACCAACTCAGTAACAAACGATAAAGTTGCAGATAGTTCTATCTCAACTGACAAAATTGCAACTGGCTCTGTAACTGATGTAAAGTTAGCTGTTGATTCAGTAACTAGCGAAAAAATTCAAGACAATGCAGTAGTTAATGGTAAAATCGCAGACGGTGCCATAACAGAAACAAAAATTGCAAACAATGCAGTTACAGAATCTAAGATTGCTGCTCAGTCTATTACAAATGCAAAAATTGTTGACGGTGCAGAAATTGCACAGTCCAAGATTGCTGGACTAGGAGACGCACTAGATGCCAAAGCACCACTAAGTGGACCAACATTTGCAGGTCTAGTTGTTTTGCCAGAGTCAACAACCATAGGTAATGTTGATTCAACAGAAATAACTTACCTAAATGGAGTTACATCTTCAATTCAAACACAGTTTGGATCAGCTGCAACAGCTCTTTCAAATCACGCATCAGATACAACTGATGTTCATGGAATTGCAGATACAGCACTTCTTGCAACAAAGTCTTATGCAGACACTGCAGAAGCAGATGCAATTACAGCAGCAGGATTAGCAGCAGACACAAAGGTTGCAAATGCAGTAGCAGCACTTACAAAGTCTTCAGTAGGCCTTGCAAATGTTGATAATACATCAGATGCATCAAAGCCAGTATCCACAGCACAGGCTTCAGCAATAGCAACTGCTAAGTCAGAAGCAATTGCAGATGCAACAGCTCAGGTAAATGCAGTAATTGCAGCAGCCCCAGCAGCCCTTAACACCCTTGATGAGCTTGCTGCAGCACTAGGTGACGATGCAAACTTTGCAACAACAGTCACTACCAGTCTTGCATCTAAAGCACCAATTGCTTCACCAACATTTACTGGAACAGTAACGGTTGCAGCAGCAGGTGTAGCGTTTACAGATGGAACTCAGACAAAGGAAGGCGTTCCTTCACGGACTGTAATTGGAACAGCAATTGCTGGAGCATACAATCTATCAACAGGTGGATTAGCGCTAAGAGATCAGTTAATTCCAGTTTCTGGAGCACACACAATTACAGTTCCTACAAATGCAACTACAGCTTATCCAATAGGAACTTCAATAAGCTTCTACCAGTCAGCTGGAGCAGACGCAGTATTTGCAGAAGCATCTGGAGTTACAATATTGAGAACTCCAGGACTAAAGCTAAGAGCATTATATTCATCAGCAACAATAACCAAGGTAGCAACAGATACATGGTTACTTGCTGGAGACTTGAAAGCATAATTGGGGAATAGGAGAATAAAATGTCAAAAAATATAGGCAGAAGAGCATCAGCTCAAGACAACTTCATTGGCCCAAATGCACCAACTGGGCTAACCGCAGCAGATCATTTGAACGGCGTTAATAACCAACGAAACTTTAACGATGGAATGATTAATCTGTCATGGACAGCACCAGCAACAGGAAATGCACCAACTCAATACAAAATATTTAGAAGTGGAGTAGAGGTAGGAACAGTAAGTGCTCCTACTACTACCTTCTCTAATACTGGACTAGTTGGTGGAACTTCTTACTCTTATACAGTAAAAGCAGTTGACCTTTATGGAACATCAGCAGATTCTAATTCAGCATCAGCAACAGCAACAACAAAGCCAGCTGCACCAACAAGCGCATCTGCAACTGCTGGAGTTAATGCAAATACGGTTAGCTGGGGAGCACCTGCAACAGGTGGAAAGCCAATAACCAACTACTTTGTTCAAGGTAATGATGGAACAACTGGAAATACAACTAACTTATCTATATCAATATCAGATACAGCTAGTACATCTCAGTACTACAATGTTTATGCAGATAATGCTAATGGAAGATCAGCAGCATCAAATAACACAAATACTGTTACGACATTAGCACCGTCATTCTTTGCACCACCATTCTTCCCTCCAGCATTCTTCGCACCGCCAAGTTTCTTCGCACCGCCAGGATTCTTCGCACCGCCAGGATTCTTCGCACCGCCAGGATTCTTCGCACCGCCAGCATTCTTCGCACCGCCAGGATTCTTCGCACCGCCAGCATTCTTCGCACCGCCAGGATTCTTCTCACCGCCAGGATTCGGAGCACCAGGAGTCTTTGCAGTTTAATATAAAACACAAATAAAGGACGGGAGAGAAATCTCCCGTCCTTTATTGACTTTACTAATTAAAAAATGCTATACTTCATAGTATGAATAACATATATAATTTTTCTTCTAAAGAACAGCTTTTCCCAGGAGTTTGGGTGTATAGAGATGTAATTAAAAAAGAAATTGACGTAATAAATAGGTTAAATGTAATAGGTCAGTCTGCAATTGAAGACAAAGAGTCTAGATATGAATGGACATTTGGATTTGTTGGTTATAGCGAAAAAAGACCATCTTACAGAGATTGTGAAGATATTAAGGTAGGAGAAATATCTAATCCACAATCTAAAACACAATCATTGGTTTCAGATTTATGGCAGGATTTAAAGCAGCATCAGTTACCAGCAGTAGAAGATTATTGTAATATGTATAACGTAAAAATGAATTACTGGGAAGTAATGAATTGTATTAGATATGGCAAAGGACAGCATTTTCAAGAGCATGCTGATCATGGGTTTTCATACAGCGCCACAGTATCTCTTGTAGCTTATGTAAACGATGACTATGAGGGAGGGAACCTATATTTTCCTAAATTAAACTTAGACATTAAGCCTAAAGCTGGAGACCTATATATATTCCCATCTACATATTTATTTTCACATAGAGCCATGCCAGTTGAATCTGGAATGAAATTTTCAATAGTAACCATGTTAGATTACAATGACCATGCTCATAGACAAGAGTTTATGCAAATGAGGTCAAAATGGGTAGAAGAAGATTTGTCAACTGGCAAAAACCAAAATGGATAAAATAGAAGTATTTATAACTAAAGAAGGACTTGGTATACTTGAGCCATTATCTGCAAAAAGAGAGTGGATGGACAACACATTTGAATCTCATGCATACAAATGCTTTCCAGTTAGTTTAAGTAACCAGCTTGGCTGGGGAATATCTTTTCCAGAAGACATATCTTTTATATGGGATGGAATTTCTGATAGCAGCCCAGATCACGTAAAAATATTGTCTGGACAAAAATATGCATATTCTGGAAGAGCAAATGGAACTATTAGTTTTAATAGCGGATTAGTTTTTAAAACAGATACAAACTTAAGCTTGCTTTCAATGCCAGTTCCAAATTTATTTATTGATGGTGCAGTTCCGTTTACTACAATTATGAGTAGTTCTTTTTTTACTGGCCCACTCCCTATTGCCTGGATGATAACAAAGCCAAATGAAGTAATAACCATTAAGGCAGGAACCCCAGTAGTAGCAGTACTACCAATAGATTTAAGCTCATTAAATAATTCTGAAATGGTTTTTCAGGATATTTCAAAATTTCCCCAAAATCCATACAATGATGTATTTGACCCAAATGAATACAGGGAAACAATAAAAGGGTTAAATAATTCTGGAGATTGGTCAAATTTTTATAGGGATGCAGTTGATCATTTAAAGAGAAAAATAGGCTCTCACCAGGTAAAATCAATAAGGCTTAAGGTAAGCAATGATATAATTAATTATGGAGATAAAGATGAAATTAGCAGATAACTGGGAAAACAATGCACCTAAATCTATTACACCTTCTGGTTTTTTTGGCAACTCTTCAGACAACATTGTAGAGCTAAGAAATTTCTTATCAGAAGATGAGAGAAAAAGACTCATGGACTTTGCAAAAAATAATAAAATTTGGGATATAACTGAAACACGCAGAGATGCAGACGGCCTTGTGCTATATGATCACACAGTATGGGAAGATAGAGTTTGTACCTATGCATCTCTTATGGCTTCTGATCCAGAAATATTAGATTTAATCTATAGCATGATAGCAAGATTAAAAATAGAAGTAGATAAATTTTTTAGCGTAGATGCACAAGAAACTGGTCCAGCTATTGTTCGCTGGCCAGTAGGTGCAAGACAAGAGCCTCATGCAGACAAAGAATTTCACTCTGGCCCAGAAAAAGGTAGACCAAATAATTTCCCATGGTACGATTTAGCTGGACTGTTTTACTTTAACGATGATTATGAAGGTGGAGAGCTTTACTTCCCACAACATGGAATTGAGTTCCAGCCTGTTGCTGGAGCAGCATATTTTTTCCCAGGAGATATGAATTATACTCACGGGGTAAGACCAGTAAAATCTGGAAATAGATTTACTTCGCCATTTTTTTGGACGATAAGAAAACATACAGGAGAAAAACAGCCATGAGTAATTTAGAGTACATAGAGCTACATCCTAAAATTGATGTCTACAGAAACGTTCTATCTAATCCACAAGAACTGTATCAAACAATGAATGAGTCTGAAAAAACATCAGATGGGAAGTACTTTTTGAAGACGTGGGATCCTTGGGCACATTTTGGCACATACACACAAAAGAAAGACATGCGAGAAGTTTCTACAGAAGTTTTGTCTGACGAAATGTTTATCAAAGAGAAAAAGTTTGTTGAAGAAGTAGAGGCAGCTTATAATAAAGTTCTTTTAGACTATGTAGAAAGACATGGTGTTGATCTTCCAGAAGGCTGGCATTTTAGTGGATGTTCTTACTCAAAGTATAACGCTAAAATAGATACTCTATCAAATAAGATGACAATGCAGTATCATACAGACCATATTACTTCAGAAAAAGATATGCCTGGAAGCAAATTTTACCTTACATGTACTATGTATATCAATGATGATTATGACGGCGGAGACATAGAATTTTACGTAGACGGCAAGTTTATAAACCATAAGCCAGCTGCAGGAGATATTTTAGTATTCCCTTCTACTGAGCCATACTACCATGGCGTTAAAACAATTAACACCAATGAGAAGTTTTTTGTAAGAAACTTTATAATGGTTCCTCATAACGGAACAGAGGAGTGGCTTGCCAACCAAAGAAAATTTGGTGCATTTAGATGGGCTAAGATGGAAATGGAAAGAACTAATTACGAAAACAAAAGAAATATGATTTATTTTAAAGATGGAGTTCAGGTTCCGTATGAGGTTTACAATCCAACAGAAGATGGAGAAATGTACTAATGGAAAGAAATATGATTGTTAAAAGACATAAAGAGGATATAGTTGAGTATGAAAACTTTCTTACTCCAGAAGAATGTCAAGCAATAATTAAAGTTTTGGCAATTAAAATGGAAAAAGATCAATTAAGATGGATGCCAATTTCATTCTATGAGTCATACTCATCAGGAACTCCAGAGCTAAATGATCCAGATACAATTGCTAATGGGCTCCCAGGAGATTTTTTTCAAGTTCTAAAACAAAGAGTAGTTGACGTTACAGCAGATATGGCTGGAAAAGATCCTGCACAAATGTCACAAATTAGCTGGCATTCTCAAAGATGGGCCCCAGGAGCTTTTGCCAATATGCATTCTGACAATACATCTAATGATGGAGTTTCAGGAGCATTTACTAGAAGCAGATATGCAACATTTCTTTATTTAAATGATGACTTTGAAGATGGAGTTTTAAACTTTAAGCATGGGCTTACAATTGTTCCGAAAACTGGAACCTTAGTCACTTTTGCTGGAGGATTCCACAATATGCACGAAGTTACTACAGTTAAGAAATCAATCAGGTACACACTTGGCTCATTCTGGGATGACAGAGAAGAGAGTGACTACCCACAAGAGGTTAGAGATGCCTGGGCTGAAGAGCTTGCTAAAGTTAGAGCAATGCAGGCAGATGAAGCCATTGAATGGGAAGACTATAGAAATAAAGGTTTAAGAATAACTCCACGTGGAGAAGTTTATCCAGCATCAGAAGTAGAGGGCTAATATGGAAGGCGAGCCAATATTCAAGCAATTTACAATGTTTAATTTGCAGATTGTAGAAAAAAATATATGGTACTGGGAGAATGCACTTAGTTTTCCAGAGTACTTAAAGGACTTTATAGAAGAGATAGATTTAGAGCCATCATCATTTAGTAGAATTTCAAAGTGGGAAAACTGGACAGCAAGCGATAATGAATCTATAGTGTACGGGGCTACAAAAAATATATTTTCATCTAATCTAAAAAAATCTACTGGGTCTGATGCAATTGATAAAAAAACTCTTTACATAGCAAATAGCTTTTTGATGGCATTTGAAATGTGTTCCGATAGATATTTAGCTGGAAATAACCTGGATAAAAATAGATATAATTTAGAGCTAAACCAAGTTCCAATTAAAAAGTGGAACCAGGGCCAGTCCATGGGCCCACATTTTGATGGGCAAGATGGAGATTCAACTCTAGCATTTTCTTTGGTAGCCTATGTAAATGACGATTATGAAGGCGGAGAAATTCATTTTCCTAATCAAAACATTACAATTAAGCCAAAGGCTGGAAGTCTAATTATGTTCCCATCACAGCAGCCTTATGTACATGAAGTTATGCCAATCACTTCTGGGACAAGATACATGAGCCCAGCACATGTATATATTAAGTAAATAGGTGGTATAATAAAAAAATGAGCACAACAGGAAAAGGGTTTAGGTACCCGCAGTATACAGACACGCCAGACGTCCCTAGAGACCTAGGGTACCTTGCTGCTGATGTAGATGCTTATCTAGATGCTCATCCTGGCCCACAAGGGCCTTCAGGGACTTTAACGATAGGCTCTGTAACAACTGTTAGCGCATCAACTCCAGCGTCAGTAGTAAATGTAGGAACACCAGAAGCAGCAATATTAAACTTAACATTACCTAGAGGTGTAGATGGAATAATTGGAGGCCCAGGACCATCTAATGTTCTTTCAATAGGAACTGTTGAGTCTGGTGTAAATGCAGATGCAACTATATCTGGCACAAGTCCCTCACAAACTTTAAATCTTGTTTTACCACAAGGGCCTGTTGGCCCAGCAGGACCACAAGGAATACCAGGGCCAACGACACTAGCAATTGGAACAACAACAACTGGTGCAGCTGGAACAAATGCTTCTGTCACAAATACTGGAACCGCTACAAATGCTGTATTTGCTTTTACAATACCTAGAGGCGCAACTGGATTAACTGGAGCACAAGGCCCACAAGGAATCCCTGGATCTAGTGCAACTATTGATCCAGTACCTACAACTATTTCATTAAATATTCCAACAACGTCTGGATATGGAGTAAACTCAAACTGGTACCCACTTGCAAATAACTTGTACTCAATAGGACAGCCAATAGATGCGGGTGCTGGTGTAGCATCAAATAGATTTTGGAAAACTATATACTCTAACACTGGAACAATAAATACTTCTGATGAAAGACTAAAGACAGATATTTTTTCTTCCGACTTAGGATTAGATTTTATAAACAATTTAAATCCAGTAAAATATAAATTTATTGAGGGCGGGAAAGAATTAGTAGATGGAGACTTAGTTTCACTTCCTGGAACAAGAACTCATTATGGACTTATAGCTCAGCAAGTAAAAGAAGCTTTAGATGAATCTGGAGTAGAAGACTTTGCTGGCTGGGTAAAGATTGATATGTCTGAAGAAGATTCTATGCAAGGATTAAGATACGATCAATTTATTTCACCATTAATTAAAGCAGTACAAGAGCTTACAGCGAGAGTTAAAGCACTAGAAGAGATTTAAGACATGTCATATAAATATACTGTCTTAAAAGATAATCCAGTTGCATTTTTTTTACTAGATGAAGTTCGTTCTGGAGAAGTTGGCGTATACAGCAATTTAACAACTCTATATTCAACATATCAAGATTTAAAAGATAATGGCGTATCATATGCTGCTGTAAGCGGGCTACCAATAATTGATTACACTGGAAATTCAATGGAGGGCTATGCAATTAATACCTCAGATATGGAAGTTCTTCCTATTATTGGGGCGGGAGTAAGAGGAACAGAGATAAATGAAAATGCACAGATAAGCCTAAAAGCCCTAGGACTTGGTATGAATAGAAATCCAGATGGCCCATTCTCATTTGAAATATGGTTTAGTCCAGCCAAAGATGACAATGCCGAATATATTATTCTAGGAGATGCTGCCAATTCAATTGGTCTATTCTATAAAAATGAAAATATTATTTTTAAATGTAGTCCAACACAGATGGTTTGGCATAAGATTACAAAAAATAAAGCTATGCATGTTGTAGGTATGTTTTCTAAAGATACAATTTCACTTTATGTCGATGGAAAAATTGTTTCTGAAAGTCCAGTTGTAGATAGCTTTAAATTTACTAATTCAAGCTTAAACCTATCCTTGGGACCAGCCAACTCAGGCAAAAAATTTATTGTTGATTCAGCAGCAATATATGCCTATGAGCTAGAAGAAGCAAAAATATTAAATCATTATCTGTCGGGATACAAAGAGACAAAGTACTCACAAATTGTTTATTCAAATAATGGAATTCTTTTTTCATTAAACTCGGCATCAGTAAGACCAGACATTTCATATAGGTATCCTGGAATAAAAGCACTAGAAGAACTTGCTTCTGGAGATGCATATTATAACTCAGAATATAACAGAATTGAGTTTGAAGAAACAGATGCCGTAGAAACAAAAACATTTTCTTTTCAAGAAAGACTGTATATATCAAATCCAGAAGATATTGTTTCTTCTAGAATTTGCTATGGGCAGGATGTAGATAATATTTTGGTTGAAATACAAATCCCAAATCAGCCATGGGTAGTTTGCAAAAATAATTCTCCGATGCCATACTACAACAAAAACCAGAACTCAGGAAGCCCAATACTAGATATAAGGGTAACAATGACTACACAAGATTCATCCTTTGACCTACCTTATTTTGATAAGTTAGAAATTGATATGTATTCAAATAAAGATTTTTATGCAGATAATTCTGGATCAAAAATATACTCAGCATACGACTATGCAGTAGGACAATACAATTACCCAGTAAGAATGCAAAATAAATACAACGGACTGTCAATGCATTCTGGCCATGGGTTTTCTGTAGATCTTTCTATTCAGCCAAGAACAATAGAGATGTTTTTTACTCCAAGGGGTGGACAAAATGTATTATTTTCTTCAGCATCCTCATCAATTAAATGGGCGGCTAACGGATTAATAACAAAAGCTGGAATTTCTGCCATATACGTAAATGGTATAAATAGGACATCAGAGACTAATGTATCGACATTTTTGCTAAATGATGTTGCCCATCATATTATAATTGTATTAAATCAGCCAGCCTTAAATATTAAGTTTAATCAAAATCAATTAGATACAGAATATGGAACTTCAAACCTATATAACAACATAGCTTTTTACGAGAAAGCATTTACATCCGCAGAAGCAATAACTAACTACAGGCTTTATTGCTCAGATAACTCAAAGGTTATAACTGACCCAGGAGTAACTATATCTGAAAGTGTCCATGGTCAGGATGGAACACCATATTTCATAAGGCAATTTGACTAGTAGGGTGCACAATTTGCAACAAAAGTGTATCAGGCTGGCATCAAGACTGGACTTTTACTAAGAATAATGATAAACTGTTTAACATATGGACATCTTAAACCAAAAAAGCCAGGTAATCGAGGAAACCACTCTCGGAATATACGTATGGGAAATGCCAGACGGACGCTGGATTGGTGACGACGATGGCAACTTTCTTTCAATAACTTCTAAAAAAGGAAATCGTGCCCGCATGGCTTTGCTGGCGGATGCAGTAAGACACTATGGAATTTATGAGGGACAGCCTAAGTTTTTGTCTGGAAGAAGAAAAATTGATGATGAAGAGTTTGAATATCAAAACCAAAGACTTAAGTGGGGACTTACACCAGACCCGCTTGACATAGGCGAATACAAAGATTCAGTATTGCGAGGGGGATCAGTAACATGACACAATTCTTAGAAGATGGCCCAGAAGATACATATGAGGTATCAGTAAAAAATAGCTCAGATCTTTTTTCATTTAAGAAAGAAAAAGAGCATGTTGACCCGTTTGCAATTGGAATAGATGAACTTAAAAAAGTAAGAGGGCTCGGCACCAATTTTAAAAGAAAAGTAAACAGAGATTTTGCAAAATCATTTACTGGTAAAGATGGTGCAGCAACACAACAGAATCTTCTTCAGCAGGCTGTAACTGGATATGCTATGTTCGACCTTGTGCAGCCAGTATATAACCTAGAGTATTTGTCTCAAATTTATGAGGTATCAACTTATAACTATGCTGCAATCAATGCAAAGGTAGCAAATATAGTTGGACTAGGGTACTCATTTACTGAAACTAGAAAAACTAATGATGCTATAGACGCAATAACAGATACAAAGCAATTAGAAAGAGCTAGACGTAAGCTTAATAAGTTAAAGCAGGACCTACAAGAGTGGCTCGACACTACTAACGATGAAGATACATTTACTGAAACTTTAATAAAAGTTTACACTGATTTAGAAGCTACAGGTAATGGCTATATTGAAATTGGAAGAACAACAGCAGGAGATATAGGATATATTGGACATATCCCAGCAAAGACAATGAGAGTAAGAAGACTTCGTGATGGATTCATGCAGCTGCTTTATGGCAAGGCTGTATTTTTTAGAAACTTTGGAGATTTAGATACACCCAACCCAATTGGTGATGTTGAGGATCGTCCAAATGAAATCATTCATCTAAAGAAGTATACTCCGATGAACAACTATTATGGAATACCAGATATTGTTGCTGCACAAATGTCATTGGCTGGCAATGAATTTGCTGGAAGATATAACCTAGATTACTTTGAGAATAAAGCGGTACCAAGATATATTATTACAGTAAAGGGAGCAAAACTTTCTCCAGAGTCAGAAAGAAAGTTGCTAGAATTTTTCCAGGTTGGACTAAAGGGGAAAAACCATAGATCACTTTATATCCCGCTTCCAGCGGATACTCCAGACAACAAGGTTGAATTTAAAATGGAGCCAGTTGAAGCTGGAGCTCAAGAATCATCATTTAATATTTATCGACAATCTAATAGAGATGAAATACTATTGGCTCACCGTGTGCCAATTAATAAAATTGGAACTCCAGAAGGAGTTAATTTAGCGGTTGCAAGAGACGCAGACAAAACATTTAAAGAGCAGGTTTGTCGTCCAGCACAAATGAGACTAGAAAAAAGAATTAATGCAATAATTGAAGAAAAGACTGACGCCCTAAAAATTAAATTCGAAGAGCTGACATTAACTGATGAAGACACGCAATCTCAAATAGATGAAAGATATCTTAGAATGCAGGTAATTACCCCTAATGAAGTTAGAATTAAAAAAGGTATGATTCCAGTGGAAGGCGGAGATGAAATGGTAGATCTAAGGCCTCAGCAGGCAGCTGACCAAAAAGCAACGGCTGGGAAAACTAGAGCCAGAGATTCAGAAAGATCCGCAGCCTCTTCCGATAAAGTCGGAGAAGGAAGAAATGCAAAAGGCGACGGAAGCAGAGTTGACTAAATCCAATCAACTGCGATTTGCCTTTTTAGATAGATAAGTATAAAATTAAGCATATGAACATAGAAAAAAGTCAGTGGTCTTCTGACGGCCAAAACCTTCATTTATCTGTTCCTTTTACAAAAGTAAACAGGGAGAATAGAACCGTGTCTGGATTTGCAACTCTAGATAATGTAGATCAAACTGGTGACGTCGTAACAGCAGAAGCAAGCCTAAAGGCATTTGAAGCATTTAGAGGAAATCTTAGAGAGATGCATCAGCCACTTGCAGTTGGCAAAGTAGTTTCATTTAAGCCAGAGACTTACTACGATCAAAAATCAAAAGAATTTTATAATGGAGTTTATGTAACTTCATACATATCAAAGGGCGCACAGGATACTTGGGAGAAGGTTCTTGATGGAACTCTTTCTGGTTTTTCAATTGGCGGAAAGATTAAAGATTCAGATAATGAAATAAATAAGGCAACAGGAGAGTCTGTTCGTTTTATTAAAGAATATGACTTAGTAGAACTTTCAATTGTAGATTCACCAGCAAATGAAATGTGCAATATTATTTCAATAGAAAAAATGAATGGTCAACTTATTTTTAAAGGAATGGCAGCAGATGTTGTCACAGAAAATATTTTTTATTGCGAAGATAGCGACTCTGTTTTCATCTCGACAGACAAGACATACTCATCTCCAGTTACTGGTAAAGAGGCTACGCTAATTGGATGGGTTGAAAGCTCAGACATAAACAAATCAAAAGAGATAGATAAAGTTCTTGCTTCATTCAAGAAGTCAAGAGTTACGTTGCCTGCAACACAAACAATAGCAAAACAGGCAAACGCACAAGGAGGTAATGAAGTGGAAAAACTAAACGTACACGGTACAGATCCAGTAGTTGCAGAAGCACCAGTTGCAGAAGCACCAGCTGCTGAAGAAGTTGTCGTCGTTGAAGAGACCATGGTTGAGACTAACGTCAAGGCCGTCGAAGATGCACCAGCTGCTAAAGCAGAAGATGCAGACTCTGCTTCTGTAGATGTCTTTAAGTCAGTAGACGCAGATGCGTCAGCTGCAGTTGAAGGACAAGAGCCTGATTTTGCAAAAATGTTAGTAGACCTAAAGGGATTCTTTGCAGATACTCTTAGCAAGGCTACAGAGGCAAATGCATTACAGGTTTCTGAAATCAAAGAAACTGTAGAGACTTTTAGCAAGGGCTTAAATGCTCAAATCACAGAATTAGCAGAAAAGCACAGCGCACTTAGTGCAGCTGTAACAGAAATAAAGGGCACCATTGATGGTGTTCAAAAGCGTGTAGATGCCGTAGAAGGCGATACAGCAATTAAGAAGTCCTCAGACCTCGGCGGGTCTGCGGTACAAGCAGTAAACAAATCAAAATGGAACGGTTCTTTCCTCGGTTCCGTAAACGAAATATTTAACTAGGGTAGGTGAAATAATATGAGTAATGAAACATTAGAGAAAGCAATCGCAGCTGGTACAACAGCTACAGGTACTTTCGCATCAACAACTGGTGGAGATGGAATTCACACTGCGTCTGAAAATGGCAATGGTGGTCTTCTCAACCCAGAGCAATCAGCTCGTTTCCTAGACTATATGTTCGACGCAACCGTAATCGGAAAAGTCGCACGTACAGTTAGAATGAAGTCTGACACAACAGAAATTGATAGAGTCGGAGTAGGCGAGAAGCTTATGAAGCTCGCAACAGAAGGTGACAACACTGGCACAAACGCAGCAGTCACATTCTCAAAGATCTCTCTCACAACAAAGAAGCTACGTCTTGACTGGGAGCTCTCAACAGAGTCACTAGAAGACAATATCGAAGGTCCAGATCTAGAAGACCACATCGCACGTATGATGGCAACTCAGGCTGGTAACGATATTGAAGACGTTCTACTTAACGGTAACACAGCACTTTCATCAGATGCTCTTTACAAGGCATTTGACGGTGTTGTAAAGAAGGCCAAGGCAAATGCACACGTCGTAGACGCAGCAGGTGCAGGACTTTCTCGTGCTGTATTTAACTCAGCACTTAAGGCACTTCCACGTAAGTACAAGCAGCGTCGCACAGACCTACGCTTCCTTGCAGGATCTAACTTGATCCAGGATTACCTATACGCAACATCACAAAACATCCAGAATGTTAACCCACAGGATATTGCTTCAGGCATCATCCGTGGAGATGTAGCTCCTCTAGGTGGACCAGCAGGATACGTAGCTCCATACGCTTTCGGTATTCCAATCGTTGAAGTTCCACTTCTTCCAGAGACACAGACTGGCGATTACGCACAGGCTACAGGATCACACGGAGATGTTCACTTAACATTCCCTAACAACGTTGTTGTTGGTGTTAAGCGTGACGTAACTGTTTACCGATTCTTCTGGCCACGCAAGGACTCAATCGAGTACACAATGTATACTCGTGTTGGCGTTCAAATCGAGCAGGCAGACGCTTGGGTCGTTGTAAAGAACGTTAAGGTTGCTTCCTAATTAGGAATTAATCACAGAAAAGCCCCCAATTAAATTTGGGGGCTTTTCATTTTAATTATACAATGCTATAATGGTTTTACCTAGAAAAAGGAGTATTAAATGTCTTTTGACACATTAAAGGTCGCGGATCTAAAGGCAATTGCAGAAGAGTTTGCAGTTGAAACAGACGGGCTTAAGAACAAGCAGGATATAATTGCAGCACTAGCAGAAGAAGGTGTTACATATGCAGTATATGAAAAAACACTTAAAGATGTAGAAGATGCAAAAGAAGAGGTTGAGGTCCTACCAGTATTTGATCCAAAGGCAGAGCGCACAGAGGATACAGTATTAGTTATGATGACAAGAGCAAACCATAGATATGATATTATGGGACATACATTTACTCAGACCCATCCGTTTGTAGCAATGCACAAAGATTCAGCTCAACAAATTTTTGATAAAGAGGAGGGTTTTCGTTTAGCCACACCAAAGGAAGTTCAGGAATATTACGGCTAAGCTTAAACGCAACAAATGGAAATTATAGTAGGAACAAACTCACCAGTAAAGCAAAGAGTATTTTGGAAGGGCGGGATAGCTCAAGCAGACTCTTTGCCTACTGTTAAATTTTATGATGTAACAAATGATCCATCAATAGAGCCTTCTATAAATCCAAACACTTTACTTCTAACCCAAACTGCCGAAGAGGCAGAAACAGATAGAGGCGTATATTTGGTATACCCTCCAATATCCTTAACGAATAGACCAAGGACATTGAGGCTAGTTTGGGAATATGAAGTAGATGAAGAAAGTGTAGTTAAAGAGCATCTTCTTGATGTTGTAAAGCCATATGTTGATTTAACAAATGCTGCAGATGCTTTAGGGTTTGGCTTTGATCAATCTGATCCCAACTACAAAACATTTGTAGATTTAGCAGCAGCAGAAAGATATGCAAGAAAACTTATTGAAAGCTACACTGGACAAGAGTTTTATCTATATGATGATGTAAATGTGATATACGCAACTGGATCAGAAATTCTCCCATTGCCACACAAAATAAATGAGATACATTCCATACATCTAAACGACATACTTCTTATTGATAGAATAAATAATATTGATAATTGGAATGTCCCAGTAGAAATATCTTCTAGTGGATTTGGAATAAAAGTAAATAAGTCTGGCTTATTAGATAATGTAGTTTACACAGCAAACGGAATGGTCCCTCCAAGTATTAATGACTACAATAATGGGTCTTTTGTAAATGGTGGAGCTTATAGAATTGAAGGAAGATATGGCTGGGATCAAGTACCGTATGAAGTTGAGTTAGCTACCATAGAGTTAATGAAAGACTTCTTCTCTAAAGATAAAGACTGGAGAAACAAGTACTTAAAGAGCATACAGACATTTGACTGGCAGTTTGAATATGACACTGCAACATTTAGCGGAACTGGAAACAATTACGCTGATCAGCTTCTGTCTGAGTATGTCTTAAGCACTATGGTTTTGATATAATGAACAGACTCGTAGACTCTATTCTTAGCATGAAAATAGATGTTTATGCTCAAGATGATTATCAGGATCCAAACACTGGTGCAATTAAAAAGTCTTGGATATATCAAAGAACTATACCTTGTTTTGCAAAAGGAATAATAACAAACTCTGCTACAAGCAGAGGCGGGGACAATAGAGCAATCTCTGTTAAGTATGTAGACAATCAAACTATTGAGATTAGAACAGAAACAAGATTGACATACAGAGAAAAAGTAACTAATATCAGAGACAACTCAAATAATCCAATTTGGATAGAATTGAACTATCCAAACGATACTCCAACAGTATTTGAAATAACAAGCTCAACACCAATAACAGACCCATTTGGTAATTTAATGGCTTACAACTCAATTGCTAAAAGATCAGAGAGCCAGTTAATTGGAGACTAGTGGAGTAGCATTACTTCAAGCTTCTTCTGGTCTAGAGAGATTGATGGTAGGTGCACCTCAAGCAGGAGTTTTAAGAGATAGCAATGTGGCACAGATATCTGCATTTCTTTACTATCAGGCTAATGTTGCAGCCAGACTAGAATCCAATAAGGCATTTCAAAGACTATTTAAGACAACAATATTTAATCAGATAGAAAAAGATTTTGGTTTGTTTATTGATTCGCAAGCCAGAACAAAGCCAAAGTCATTACATCATGTATATGAGTGGAATAAGACAGGACAAGCAACTGCTCGTCTTTTTAAATTAAACCAGCTAGACGGAGTTGGGCTATCATTTAGAATTAACTATGAGTTTAAGATTTCAAAATCTTCGGTCCCATCTAAAAATAGAGAGCAGACAAGTAGATATGTTTTTGAAAGAAAAGCAGCTGTTATGGAAAAAGGAATGCCAGTTGTAATTAGACCAAAATCTGCTGAGAGATTAGTTTTTGAAATTGATGGAGAAAAGGTTTTTATGCCAAAGGGTAAGTCAGTTACAGTAAAGAGCCCTGGAGGCAGAGCATCAACAAATCAATTCGATTTAACATATAGTAGATATTTTAGCGGACCAATGGTTAGCAACTCAATAAAGATGTCTGGATTTCAGAACCTATTCGGAGCTAAATTTGAAAGAGCGATGAAAGTTCCTTCATCTATTGCCAAGGTGCGTTATTCCTTTAGTCCAGGTACAATTAGACTACAGGCCGAGGCGGCACTAACAGAAAAATTCGGAGGAGTATTTTAATGACTAATTATGGAATAGACGCCATGTACGAGATAAGAAAACATCTTTGGCAAGAGCTTTTGTCAAATAACATAATTGATCAAAATGCTTACTATAGCGATAATCTTGGCGAATCTATAATTCCAATTATTCCAGTTCAGCAGGCTCCAGAAATGAATCAATTCTTAAGCGGCAAGACCCATATTGTTTATGACAAGATTGGAAGCACCTATGAAGAAAATTGGCTTATATGCTGTGAGAAGATATCCTTTACAATATACTCAGTGGACTTTGCCGAAATCAATATAATCAGAAACATGATGATGGATGTTTTTAGAAGAATGGACGATTCAGCCAGAGACCTAAATAAATCAAGATCAACAGACAAGATCATATTCCACAACACCCTTATACTAGAGATGTCCCCAACAGAGCCATCTACAGAGCTAGCAGGCTTCTTGGCGGCAGATGTTATTATAGAGGTCAAATACTCTAGGACAGTTGGCCCAAAGGGTAGATTTGACTAGTTTGCCTTTTAGTTGATTGTAAGATAAAATTATACCAAGAGGAAAAGAGCCTAGCCAGCTTAATTTAAAGTTATACAGCAAGTCAATATATATATATTTATTTAATGGAGGTTTTACAACATGGCACAAATTACAGGTAATGCAAAAAACATACTTGTTGGTGCATCACCACTGTTTCTTTCAGTGACAGATGTTACCGATTCAGATTACGTCCCAAATGCTGAAGCAGGAGTTCTTAATGCTTTTGCAGCAAACAAGAACAAGACAGTACCAGCATTTAAGTCAGCAACATCATACATTGATTCTTTGAATGCAGTAGATGTAGCAACATCAGCAACTGGCGCAACAGCACCAGCTCTTGATGACAAGGGTGCATTTTATCGCAACGTAGGTTTTACAAATAACGGTCTTCAGGTTACATACAACCCATCATACGGTTCAGTAACAGTAGATCAGCTTCTTGATACAGCAAAGCTTTTCAAGGAGTCAATGGAAGTTATGATCGCAACAGAAATGGCAGAAGGTACTCTTGAGAACGTTCTAGCAGTATTCGGTCAGCGTTCAAGCACATTAGTACCTAAGATGACAGGACAGACTGTTGCTACTGGTTTAGCAGCAGAGGACAAGCTTGGACTTGCAGGTGGAGCTCTTGGTGAGCAGCCAACAGAGCGTCAACTTATTGCAGTAGGTCAGGCACCAACATCTGAAGCAACTCTAACTGAGCGTGTATACTATGCACGTCGTGTTCTTTCTGTACAACAGTCACAGTTCTCTTTGGCTCGTAACGCAGCATCAACATTCCCAGTTACATTCCGTTTGCTACCAGACGGCGCAAAGGTCGGCCAAGAATATGGTTTCATCGTAGACCGCGTTCTAGCAGTATAATTAATAATAATTAATTACAAAACCCCCTAAGAAATTAGGGGGTTTTGCTATTGTATTGGTATTTCTGATATGATACAATAATTAAGACGAGATCCTAGGAGGATTTAAATTGGCAACAACAGTATATGATGTAGAAGAAATTCAGCTACAAAACGGGGCAAACGTAAAGCTAAAGCCTTTAACAATTAAAGAGCTTAGAAAGTTTATGGCTGCTATTAGTAAGACAGCAGAAGTAACTACAGAAGATGAAACTTTAACAATTCTTATTGATGCTTGTGCAGTAGCACTAGAAAAGCAGCTTCCAGAATTAGTTGCAGATAGAGACGCATTCGAGGACGTATTAGATGTACCAACAATTAATCGTATCCTTGAAGTATGCGGCGGCATTAAGATGGACGATCCAAATTTGCTAGCAGCAGCGGTTCTAGCTGGTCAGAACTAGATCTAGCTGCCTTAGAAGGAGAAGTATTTCTAATAGGAAACTATAAGAATTACGAGGAATTGGAAGATAATCTTTCAATGCCAGAACTGATTCAAACTTTTACATCTATGCAAAAGTCTGAGTCAGAAAAAAGAAAGTTCTTAGCTGCAATACAAGGTGTAGACCTTGATGGCGGCGAAGAAGAAAGACCCAAGAGCTTTGAAGATGTAAAAAGAAAAGCACTTGGAATTACTGCAGATGCATCAGATGTTGTTTCGCTACAAGGTCAGTTTGCATCAGACGCAGGATTTGGTATCGGAGCTGGCCTCGGATACAAAAAGGAGTAAGAGTTGGCAGATCAAAATATAGTAACCAACATAACTGCGACGGCTAATTTTTCTAGCCTAACAGCGCAGTTACAAGCGGTTACTCAGCAACTCTTAAAACTCCAAGCTACAACAATTGGTTTAAATAAGAATCTGACTAGCCAGGTTGGAGTCATGAATCGTCAGTTTGACGAAACCATGCGCTCCACTGGTCAGTTCTCTAGACACTTTGTAACATTAACTTCAGACGTATCTAAGTTTGGTCAAAACCTAGATAGCGGAAGAATGAAGCTTGGCCAATACTTTAGAACTTGGCAAGGTCATACACAAAAGACTAGCTCACTAGTTAGAGATTTAGCCAAGCAGCAGGTTATGCTTGAGAATGCAATAATTCAGCCTATTGGTAAAAATGCACAAGGATTAATGCAATACAACGTAATGGTTCAATCTGGACTAGACGTTACAAAGAATAAGTCAGCGCTTCTAAGACAAGAGCTAGCCATCATGAATAAGGTTATGATGGATGGATCTAATCAGCTAATTAACTGGGGTAAGAATACACAGTGGGCTGGTAGACAGCTAACAGTTGGTCTTACAGTTCCTTTAGCAGCATTTGGTATGGCTGCAGCAAAAGCATTTAAAGAAGCAGATCAAGAATTAACTCGCTTAACAAAAGTTTACGGAGGATTAACTGCAACATCAAGCGCTGATCTTCTTCAAGTTCGCAAAGATGTTATGGCAGTTTCTAGAGAATTAGCTTCTGGACTAGGAGCAAACTTTACAGAGACTATCGCTTTAGCAGCAGATATTGCTGCAACTGGAAAACAAGGCGCAGATCTTATAGACTCTACAAGACAAACAACTAGACTTGCAATTCTTGGTGAAGTAGATAGACAAGAAGCCATGAAGGCCACACTTGCAATTCAGACAGCCTTCGGTCAAAATACGATGGAGCTTGCTGAGTCTATTGACTTCTTGAACGCAGTTGAAAACCAGACGTCTACTACTCTAGATGACTTAGTAACTGCTATTCCAAAAGCAGGACCAGTTGTTCAGGCTTTGGGCGGAGATGTACAAGACCTTGCACTTTATTTAACTGCTATGCGTGAAGGTGGAATTAATGCATCAGAAGGTGCTAACGCATTAAAGTCTGCTTTAGCATCTGTTATCAACCCCACAAAGGTTGCAAAAGAAATGTTCATGGGGTTTGGCATAGACTTATCTGGCATTGTAAATAAAAATGCTGGAAATTTAACTGGCACAATAATGGCATTAAAGGATTCATTAGATTCACTTGAGCCATTACAAAGAGCAAGAGCAATTGAGCAGCTATTTGGAAAGTTCCAGTTTGCTAGAATAAATGCTTTATTCGAAAACTTAGGTAAAGAAGGAAGCCAGACTCTTCAAGTCTTAGACTTGATGAAAGCAAGTACACAAGACTTAGCTGCAATTTCAGCACGAGAATTAACAGCGCTTACAGAGTCTGCATCTGGTAAATACAGAAGAGCACTCGAATCTGTTAAGGCAGAACTGGCTGTAGTTGGAGATCAGTTCTTAAAAATTGGTGCATTTGTATTAAATGCTATTGATGGCATTTTAAAGTTTATTGGGAATCTACCAGCACCAATTAAAGCAGTACTAGGATTTATTGGCGGGCTTACAGCAATTGCTGGTCCTATCATCATGCTTACTGGTGTGCTTGCAAACTTCTTTGGATACATAATTAAGGGAGTATTAGCTCTTAAAAATATTGGTAAGGGCGGAACTGGATTTAAATTATTAACACCAGAATTAATGGCAGCATCTGCTGCTGCTAAAACTGTAGAGCAGTCATTCTATAGCGATACTAAGGCGGCTGCTACATTCTCAGATGCAGTACTTACTTTAGCAGCCTCATTTGATAGATTAAAAGCAAGTGCTATGAGCGCAACAGTTGCGACATCCAATGGAATTTCTACAGTTGGAGGAAGCACAGTGCTTTCGGGCGGCGGAAGAATTGTAGACAAAGACAATCCTCTTGTAGGTAGGCCATACTCAAGAGACATGTCACATGTTATACCAACTGGATCTAAGACTCCTCAACAAAGAGCAGATGAAACAATATTCTCTACAGTTCCTGGTCCTAAGCCAGTAAATCTAAGACTTTCAAATTCACCACAAACATATATGCACGAGGATCTTCCAAGAATTCATGGAGTTACTGCAGTCAATGGAGTTTCTAATGGAATAGTTGCATCAGAAGCTGCCAAGTGGCACTCAATGACTGCAGCAATTGCTATGCAATCAAAGGCAGAATTAGCAATACTTAAGACAGAAGTTGCTGCAACAGGAACAATAACAGCATCGCTTGCAGATTCTTACCAGGCACTTCTACCACAAATGACAAGAATAACTACCCTTGCTGCAGATGAAACAGCATTGATAGTTCAACAACTGCAGGCTGGAAAGATTACTGTAGAAGCCGCAAGAGCTAAAATATTTGCATTAAATGCTCAGGTTGAAGCAATGATGGTTCAAACAGCACAAGGTGTTGCCGCCGCTCAAGCAAGAACTATTAGCTTAACTACAGTACCATTAACTAGCCAGCCAGTTGTAAGCGCAACTGGAAAGTCTAATATGAAAGAGCTTTTCCACAAAACAGAAACTGCAAAAATGGTGGATGCAATTGCAAGAGGTTTGGGAGTTAGAACTTCTGGTGCTGGATATAGTATTCATACAACAAAGCCTAGATTTAATACTGGCGGAAAAATAGAATCGTTTGGCCCAAATAAAACTCAGGTTACTGGTCCAGCATCTATAACATATGATGACAGAATGGGAGATGTTCCACTAGGAGGATATGTATTAAACCAATCTGCATCAATGGATCCAAGAAATGCTCCACTGGTTGCAGCTGCACCATCTACATATGATAATTCTGGAAGCAACATAACTGCTTTACTTACACCAAAAGAAACAGTATTTGGTCCAGGCATTCAAGATAACCCAGAACTTTTCAGAGCAGTAGATGCAGCAAATAATGGAGTTCCTCTTCCACAGCATGCAGCTGGAGGAAAAATTAAGCTGTCTAGATCTAGTTATGGAGTTCCTGCACTTACTATAAGACCACTTTTTAAAGATAAGATATCTGAATATAGAAAACGAGTAGCTGAACTTGCAGAGCAAAAAAATAAAACAAGACTAGATCCACGTGGAAGAGATACGCAAATTATAGGATCATATGGAGGAAGAACTTGGGTCACT